TGTAAGAGCCTTGATAATATCCATTACTTAACTGGAAATAATTTTTTCTCGATCATCTTAACAATAGCATCATCAATTTCATTATCGGATTTTTCGCTTGCCGACTTAAGCATAAGCAAAAGCCCTTTTCTCACAGATTCCGATTTTCCGAACCTGATGAATAGGTTGATTAGAAATTTAGACATGATTTGTTCGTTTTTCCTAATTTAGCTAAATTGCTAGTATTAGACAAGATACTCAACTTTTATGGCAGAACAACCTAAACAAGAAAAGAAAAGCGTATGGTTCAAATTACAAGAGGCTGTACCTGATCGAGAAGAACAATTTGAATTTGTATCACTTTTAGTCCGACTTATTTTGTTGGGGTGGGCTACAGCGATGTTAAGCCTTTCATACTTGGATTTGTCTAAATTAGGAATACCACAACAAAAAATTGATCCCACATTTATAGCTTCGGTTTTTGTAGGTCTTGCAAGTAGTTTTGGTGCTTCAATTACTCAAAAAGGCAAGGAAAACGGAGCAAAAGGAGCTAAAAGTACAAAGGCTGAGTTACAGGAATTGTTAGGTAGTACACAGCTAGTTAGAATAGATACACCTATAAAGTTAATAGTAGATCCCGACAATACGAAAAAATGAAAAAACTACTGCCTTTTATAATTTTTCTTTCTCCGTCTAGTGCCTTTGCTGACATCACAGCAAAATATGTAACCTCTGCACAAATTTCTATAGACTCTCCTTATGTAATTACAAATGCCGCACCTAGTTCATACTCTATAAGTGGAAATAATATTACTACTTCTACAGGAACAGGGGACAGTGTGGTGACAAATGGGATAGGTGGCTTAAATCTTGGCAGCTTAAGCAATGGAGTTCCAGCTTTAGTAAATACAAATAAATCGGTTACAACTGCTGGCTCTGCCTTCTCTCTCAGCGAAAGTTATCAGGCTGGGGATTCTCAGCAATCAGCAATCACTCCATCAAGCGGCATAGCGACATTACCAATATTAGGTGGTCAGACCACAGTAATTTCTGGGGGGACTCTGGGAAGTGGCAGTATTAGCAGTTTGTCTAGTGGGGTTCATTCTTGTTCTGGAGCATTTGGTTCTGGTACTAGCTGCATTGCCTCCACTACTGTTCAAATCGAAATAGATTGAAATTAAATAAATTTTGGTTATTATTAATATTATTACTACCTCTGAGAACCCTTGCCACACCTATAGTCCCTCAGTTTAGATCAGGGTCGAGTACTCAGAGTTCAACTTCGCAATCAGTAATTAATGAGCAAATTTCTAGCTATTCGTGGAATAATGGATATTCCTATTCCGCAAGTGGACACAATATTGAGTCGGCTGATCTCAACGGATATATCAATGCTGACGTTGTTACAGAAACAACCCAAACACTTCAAGGAGTCAACTTCAGTTGGACTTCTCCAAACTTAGAGGCTGTCCCAAGATGGAAAATCAAAAACGCTGGAGAAAGCTTTTCACTAATAGAATCACTACAGGGAAGTGGAATAGACACAATAACTCATATCAATCGGACTATCACAACAACCACAACTACAGAAACAACCTCTGTCTTTGGGCAATAATTTTATTTCTTAGCCCTGCAAAAGTCACAGCCTCGACCACCGTGGCCTCGCCAAATTCCACAGCACAAGGGGTCGTTAATAATAATGCCACCATGATAACCCCCTCTAGCCACCCTCAGAATCGCTACAGTCAAGGAATTGTTTGCACCTCGCCTAGTTTGACCATAACCCCATATTTAACTGATGCGTGGTCATTTAACCGCCCTATAGAAACAATGACCAGACAAAACATCTATGACGAGGACACAGGGGCAATAAAATATGTTCAAGAAACTCCAAGATTTGAAAAAGATAATTACAACTTAAATTATGGAATCTCTATGCAATTTAATATTCCTTTAGGCAATGGTGGGGAACTTTGCAAAAAAGCTGCAAGGGTAAATATTGAAGCTCAAGAGTTATTAATAAAGAAAACTCGTCTTGAAATGGCTCTCTATCGTTTAGAGGTTTGCGGAAAGCAGGCGAAACTCGGTGTTGTTCTAACAGGCAAACACGCAGTTACTTGTGAAGATGTAAAGCTTATACCGCTACCAAACCAAGTTTTGCCTCATACTCACAAAATCGAAAAAAAATAGGGCATTTAAATCGCCTGTAAAGGGCTTGTAAAATCCTTTTCTTATGTTTATACCTTGTTTTTTTTAGAAAAACGCTTAGTTATTTGCTTGATACCACTCTTTGCAATTCCTTGTATTACAGGGACAAGAGCCGCAGAGCTACCAGCGACCAGACCAATAGCAGCAGTAGAAATGAGTACCTCAGGTGTGCCAATAAAAGTTTCTCGAAAGGGTACGTCTTCATACAAAGTAATACACTCTGTTTTGTCTGAGGATAACTTATGCCCTATAACTCTTTCAATGCGTTTTGCATTTCTGTAATCTCCAACTTTTTGATCTTTTCTACTAGGACATTCTGGGATTACTAATTCTTCTTTTTTCTTTTCTGGTGTTTTTGTTTCTGTAATATCAGACTCTGGCATTGGTGGGGCATCATTTGTTATTGGTAGATCTTCAGTTATTACCAACTGATCTGGTCTGTAATCTATGGGGTAAAAGCTAGGAAATAAAGATTCACCACAAGTCAGAAACACTCCGTTTGGGTCATCAAGTAAAAGCTGAGTATTACCAGTGTTTTTTATATCTCTATGCTGATAAGTACAACCTACAATATCTATTTCTAAATTTCTTATTACAGGCAATACAGTATCTGGCCTATATATCTCAGGAATATACACCTCTGGAATATTAATTTGTCTGATACCTATTTCTGGTATCTCCATCAACTCTTAGGCTTTATGTACTTTGGAACTGTTGGCCCTGTCATATTTGGTAAAGAATTATCTAATACTTTGGGCATCATGCCTTGCACATTATCAAGCACTTCATTCATTACTCTTGCTTTAAACTGTTCACTGGTTACAAAGCGGTAAGCATAGTATCCACCACCAAGCATTGACACAGAAAGTAAAAGCGACAACAATGAAGCTATCTGACAAATTTTTTGAAACATGATAAAAGAGGCATTTTTAAAGGCATTAGTGCCTGTCACAATTATAACTTTTACTGGAATCTGTGCATTGGCTCCTTTGTATCTAACAATGTCTGTAATAACTAGACAAATGCAAGAATCTAACCGTTAGGGTCATCAGGATATTGTGTCATGTTAGGTGTTACAACACCATCTTTTTCTGTTGATCCATAAAGAGTAACTAAAGCTGCCAAATCTGAACAGTTTGTAATTTCTGTTTTTCGTGTCGTGTAAGCTGTGCGTATTGAATCCCTATATGTAGCTACAGCACTATCTAATTCAGTTCCTTTTTCTACTTTTCTTACAACTTGCCAATCATATTTATTTAATAAACTTTTAGCTATTTCTTTTTCTTGTGCTTTTAATACTGACTTAACACCCTGTATAACCATCTGACTGCCATCAGGATTTTTTAATAAATTTCCCTCTTCATCTGTTGCATTTACATCATCAAGTGCTTTTGCAGTTCCATCACCCCAATAAAAACGTGAATCGTAAGTTTTTGGATCGTCAACCTCTGTAATACCTAGATCCGTTTTTTCCTGTGCTGTTGATAATCTTAACCAGTTTGCAGGGTAGTTTATATCGTTGTGACTAAATGCCACATCGACTGCTAAAGGTTTTCCGTCTAATAAAAAAGCCATATCTATATACTACCTTGCCCTTGCATTTTTGAAAGGAGATTCTGCAAATGCTAAATAAATATATGTACCTCCATTTGAATTAAATGCTGCTCCTGTACCTCTATGCTTAAAACCATTTGAAAGAAAATCAATTTTATGTGAAGAAGTTCCTTCAGCACCATTAGTGCTTGGAACTAAATATTTTTCTGTTGGATTATCTGTATCTCTTGCTATATCTCTTACATTCCATTGTGCTGACCCACTTGAATATTTAAAAAGTACAAAAGCTGGTCTGAACCCTGTAAAAACAAACGGGCCATCACTTGATCCGTTGCCTGTATATGACCCAAACTTGCTATACCCTGCTACTTCGCTGAAAGCATAAAAAACATAAGTGCTTCCATTTCCATTCACAGCACTACTTGTCCCAATATTTACAACACTACTTGTAGGATCAGTATTATTCCAAATGGTAGCCTGTGTAAATGTTGAAAGACCTTCATTTAATCTTTGATTTTTTGTACTTCCTAAATCTTTATGAAAAACCATCCAATCACCCAATCCTCCTGTTCTTCTTTTCACCCAATAAGAATCTGGTTTAACACCTAAACCATGACCAACAGTTCCATTTGATCCTGTTCCTGTATAAGTAACAATAGAAAACCCTGCTGTAGCATTTACTTTTGCAGTTGATTGAATAGACCCATCAAAATTACTTGATCCAAGAGTTGAGTTTGTGTTTACAGATCCACCCATTCCACTATGCTGTGTGCAGTAATATGCCAAATTTGGTGCGGAAGCAGCTACAACAATCTGTGTAAAAGCTCCACTCGATCCGGGAGTTCCTGATGTAGTCACTCCTGTTGTATATTCAGTTCCACCTCCATGTGTACCATCTGCTGTTGTGGAGAATCTTAAAGGGTGTCCAGCATTAGAACTGTCAGATTGATCGAATATATAAGTACCCCCTTCTGCAAGATCAAGAGTTACAGCAGATGTTCCAAAATCATCAAACCTATATTTATTTCCAGAATCATCAACAACTTTTACTGTATAAGTCTTGCCGTCTGTATCGCCAGCGTTCCAGTTCCAAGCTACATAAGTCTGACTTGACTTATTATTTTGATCGGTCTGTCCTACTGTAAAACCATTATTATCAAAACTTTGTAATCCTTGTGTTGAACTAGTATATTCAACACCATTATTATTAGGACTCAATCTGCTGGTACTACCTCTGACAGCATCATAAGTAGTATGAGATTCAGCATCAGATCTTGATTTGATCCATGCCCAATCAGGAGAGAAATCAAGTCCAGTTATTGCTTGACTACTTCCACCATTACCTGTATAAAGCAAAGTATCAAAATGTTTATTAGGTAGCAGTATTGTTGGATCGGGTAAGTTTGCTGAATTTAATTTTTTATATCCTGTTGGTGCTG